CCCATAATTCTGTTATATCTAACAGGGTCTGAGATCATCATTTCCTCTAATTCTTCGTAAGTAAAACCACCTTTAGTTCCTCCCATTTTTTTAGGCTGAGTTGCAGATGCTGCTGAACGTGTTGCTAAACGTTCTGCTGAACGTTCTGATAAAGGCGATGCTGAACTTGTAACCCCAAATGGATTAGTAGCCTGATCATAGAACTTCTGATAATCTGTGTTAAACTTGAACTGCGGATTATTTTTCTTAAACTGTCTGAATGTTTGATCACCACCGGGAGTGTATAGACCCGCCTTTTCAGCAGCGTACTTCTGTGCACCCCTGTCCTGTGCGTATAGTGGTATAAACTCCATAGCCTGCTGACCTAAACTAATAGCACCCTCAATGCCTGCCTGTTTCGCAGCAGTAGCCGCAGCCTGTGCATCGGCAGCTTTCTGCTGTGCACCCATAATCTCCTCTAAGTCTAACTGAACATTCAGGTCTCTAAGTCTTGACTCCTCCTCCAACTTCATAGCCTCAATGTCAAACAAGTCCTGAGCCATTGCAGTCCTAGTCTGAGCCTGACCCTGTTGCTGTGCAGCCAACACACGACCTGCAGTAGCAGCACTACCTCGCTCACTCTCTCTACCTGCCTCTAGTGCCTGAGCACCCTGAGACAATAAAGCCTCTCTCTCAAGCTCATAAGCCTCCTTAGGTATTGACAGTGCCTCAGCGTAGTTTACCTCTAGCCTAGCACGAGCCTCCTTCATAGCCTTGTTTGCGTCCCTATTTGCCTGAGCAGCCATCCTCTTTTGTTTTGCTGCCTGAGCGAATGACATCCCTGTTGTTGCTGCCGTTGTAGCTAAACCAACTCCTGCCGCTATTGCTGTAAATGCTGCCATATTATTTTAATGTTTTTATCATTTCGCTTGTGTATGAATCACCCTTAATGTAACCCAAGTCCTCATACGTCTTAATTAAACCTTCATGCTTAATTAATGCATATGTGTACCTCGCTCCGCTGTCCTTACACAAGCCTGTTAATGTTTCAATAAGAAGCTTAATTGCTTCACTACGTTGTGGCTTCTTTCTGTAAGACTTGTTTGAGATTATCCAATCAACCCAAGCTACTGCTGAGTTTGTTATGTAGATATATCCCGCACATATAGGCTCTTCTCCTTCTAACACCATTATACCACCAACCCCATCATCAGGAAGAAAGTCTCTTGGTGGTGCTTGCCACCCCCAATCGTCCCACCATCCTTTGAGTATTTCGTCATAGTCTGATGGATTAAGCCTTCTTACATTAAATGCCATACGCAAAGATAATAAATTTACGGGAATGATTTCATAACTTCACTCTCAACAGCAAATAAATTTATTGGAGTTGTTGAGTTGTTTGTTATGTCAAACACACAGTAGTGACCCAACACACCGTGCGATTCAGCAATAGCGTTCTTTATGAACAAGAAGTATGCATCCTGTATTGGTATTGGAACTGCACCACCAATCCCGGTGTCTATAACTAAGTTATTAACACCATTCAATGGATCGTAATTAACTGCAGTAACCTGACCTGCTAACTGTGGTGCAACAGGCACGTTGTATGGCGGTAGTGCAAAGTATAGCATATCGCCAATTGAGATGATATTATTTATCTTGTACTGCAAGTCAAACACAATTTGATTGCCTGCAATAACAGAAGAACTCCTAGCTATACCATTCAATGAACGAAGAACATACTCACTAGCCTCTGCAGGAACAGTACCGCTGTTACGAACAAATGCGTAATACACCTGCTCCTTCTTCTCAAACCAATCAGCCTGAATGAATCCTGAGTCTTGAATGTCGGTAGACAGATCAACGCCCCAAGTACTATCGCCCTCAAGGTTGATGGTCTTGAATAACTTGTTTTCTAAAGCTGAGTCGTTAAACACAGACCTTATTGTTGAAGGGTATGTTACCTCATAGAATGTGTTCCTGTTTTCATTTACATTGTGTCTGTAAATATCACCACCATTAAAGGTATAAAAATAGTTGTTCATACCAATCATCCAATCAGGATTGTATGAATAAAATGAAGGAAATCCTTTAACGCTTTCTTCGTATGTCAGTGTATATGTTGTGAATACTACGCTCATAATTAACAAGTTGCTATTTGAATTACTACACCATTCTGAACCTCAATAACGTCACCCGTAGATAGCTTGTAGAAACCATCGTCAGCTATGCCCTGACCGTAATCATCGTAGAACACCCAATCATATAGACCAATAGTTCCATAGCTTCCGTTCACCGGTACGTTATATATATTTATTGAAGGGTCTACCGCACAAGCCTCAAGCTTTGTTGCGTAGACTGATGTGCTTGATATTGCAGTAAGTAGCCTTGGACAGGCAACCTCAATATTAAATGTGTTCACTCCAACACAAGGGCTAGCTATGCTTATATCCAAGTTGCTAGGTCCTGCTGTAACCTTAGGTACAACTATAACGCAATTACCCGGAGCACTAGCAGACAGACTCACATCTCCTGCAGCCACAGTAACCGACTCAGTGTTACCCGTAGCTTCAAAGTCAGAGTTAACAAATGAGTAGTCATACTCGTCTAGTGTATATATACTACCCGAAATGCCACAATCATTAGCGGTATCTCCAACAAACGTAAAGTTTGTAGCCACTGTTGATGCGTGGTATCCATCAACAGGAGAACTTAACTCGTTGTATATGTTTCCATTGTATGATACTTTTATTCCATCAGGAACTCCTGCAGGAGTAAATGTAATCACAACAGCACCAATGTCCGTAGGAGTTGATCCAACGTTTGCAGTTACATTATAAAGTCCCTCACTGCCTGAAAATGCTATAGTATTCCCGCAAGGGATGTTACAAGATGGACATGTCTGAGCAGGAAGCAGTAAGCATCCTGATAACTCTCTTACAATAGTCCCGTCAGAATAAAACCCATCAGCCGCACATGTAGTTAACCCTGCGTCTGTGTATACCGCAGTAGAGTCAGCCAATGTATTCCCGTCTAAATAATATAATGCCATATCTTATTTTTTATTCTTCAATAGTTGTCCACTCAGGACCGCTTACAATAACCAACATCTCTTGCTTTGTGTAAGGCGTTAGACCTTGCGGTGCTATACTCTGCTTAAACATCATTATGCCTTTGGTGTTATCCAAAGACATCCGTATGTAGATGTTTTGGCTGTTAAGGCTTTCAATCATAAGACTCTTATAGCCATCAATGTCATCCTGTAATACAATATAATATTTCAAATCATCTATCATGTCGGGTAGTTTACTTCATCTAAATTTGCTGCACTCATATTGAATGGCGTTCCATCATTAGTTCCTATTATATCATTCACAATTGTTGTAGGGTCATCACGCTTGTCCATTGCCCAATGGCTTACAATATCTGAAGCAAAGCTTGCCGTTGTGATGTCGATAGGTAGACCACCGTTATATAGCTCAGTCACCTCCGCAGCACTTAACTCTTTACCAATCACTGAGAAGTGGTTTGCATTTCCGTCAATATAATCAGCACCCATAAATTTTAATGTAGCTGAAGTATTTATCATTCCGGTATATGTGCCTGCGTTTTGATTTGCATTATCAACCTGAACGTCATTAATATATATCTTCATTCCGGCACTTGTTTTAGAGCCGTCATATGTGCATACAATGTTTAACCATGTAGACAAATCTCCACCTGCTAAAGTATTATACCTCCTCCCTATCCTGTTAGATGAATTACTTAATAGTTCAAATAATAATATTCCTCCTGATGTTAATCTTATTCTATATTCATTGGTCTTGTTAATAATCATCCCGTTAAATGTTGAACCAAATGAATCTAAATAAACCCAAGCGGACAAGCTAAAAGCTTGGTCTGTTACACCGTCTCCAAATGTTAAATCATCAGCATCTGCAACTTCAACGAACTGATTGATTCCATCGAATATAAAGCTTGCCTGTAGTGAACCATCACTACACACACAGCAAGCATCAAACTCATCAGTACCATAACACAACTCAGTCTCAGTACTCTTAGTATAGTCGTATATCAAGTACAGATAGTCACCCGAAGGAGGCATAGCAAAGCTAGCACTGTACTGCGTTGTTCCAATAATAGTCGGACCGCTTATAGGCGTAGCCTCAGTAGACAACCCTAATAACGTGTTTATTTCTGCAGGAGTATTATTGTATAACACATTACTTCTATGGTATCTAAAGTTGTCTGTCAATATATCAAACCTAAATGTGTCAAGACTATACTCATTGCATATCATTGTAACATTCGCTGCATCACTAGGTATGTAACCACCACCTTGAGCACCTGTTATAATACTATAGTCTGATACAACAGGATGTGTCCCCGAATCAAAAAGTACATAGTTACTATGTAGTGGAGATGTGAACGTTCCGTCATTCCATCTGTACTCGTTATGTATCGTATCACCCGATTCAGCATCACTTGTTAAAGTAACAAGCACAATGTTCATAATAGTCTTCTGAGGACACTTAACGGTTAGGTTTATAGTAAAGCTTCCCTTTGCAGACAACGAAACAACACCCGTCTCGTTTGATACTGAACTCTTATTAAAGGTTAATGTCCCTGACGTAGATACATCACCTGTAGTGTAATCAGAGCCATTGTAGTTTGCATTTACAGAAAAAGCACCACTACCACCAACAACCTCGTAGTCAATCTCAACGTCACCAACATACTCGCCAAAGTCATAACACGCACTATACGGCAATGTCGTAGACACAGATATTGTCCTTGTGCTTCCACACTCAATACAGTCAGTATCAACAGGTAACGCTATGGTATTAGATGACAACACATACTCATTCATATATGGATCGAATCCACCAAGCTTCTGTGTTTGGAATGAAACGTTGAATAGGTCTCTAAACCAACTACGCATCCCCTGCATTGATATGACAGTCAATTGGTCAGCACCTGTAAGACCACCCCTCAACTGAATCACAGCACCACGCTTTGCATCCGTGAAATACTTGTCAGCACCAAACTGAGCAAAACTCTCAGGGTTGTGTGATATGCCATACTCCTCAACACGAGCAATCTGCTGACCAACAACCTCAGGAACTGATGTTATAGCACCACCACCTGCTGCGTCAGACAGCACATTCTTGTTCACCTGAACGTAAGATATTTTATCCTCCTGTAGTGTAAGTATGTCTGTCTCTCTAGGAAACAGTTTCATAATAGGACCGTATGACATCTCAAGTGGCTTGAAGTTCAACAGCCCTAGGTTGAACTCATTAAGTCTATTTATGTTTGACTCAGGGTTATACACGCCACTGTATGTAAGGTCAGAGAATCTTCTTTCTTCTCCATATACCTCAGAGTCTGTAGTCGTAGCACGGTTACCTAACACAAGCTCCTTGCCTGCTATTGAGTCCTCAATCTTATAACTCTCTACACCATTACCAAAAGCAAAACAGTTAAAGAAGTCTGTCTTAACAATACCCGGAGTGTTTGTCCCCAAGTCTTGGTCTTGCGTATTACCCAAGTGCTCACCATCTGTTGTTATGCCGAACGACTCTGAAGATTCATACCATAAGTCAGGATCTGCATCCTGAGGGTCTGACTCAAATACAATTAGGTTATCAGAACGAAGTACTTCAATTAACACATCTAATGTTACTTTTTTTCTTCCATCATTAACACCATAACTACTCCTTACTACAAAATTATTTCTAGTTCCATCATTCCATATAACTGAATCAACCTGTGCATTTGGTGTGGCTGCTATAGGATACGTTCCTGATGGGTCATAGTTTGGACCTGTTGAAGCAGTTCCGTCATTTTCTGATTGAGCAGATAATGCTACAGCTATATTGTCTCCCTCAAACCAATCTTGGAAATCATTATAGTCTTGAGATGCTGTAAATATAGCATCTACTTTCCAAAAGTTTTTATCAGCAGTTACAGTTTGCTTTCTAAGATTTCTAATTTTTATCCTAATCTTACTTCCTGCAGGTATGTCATATGGTATATATGTGCCGGGATTAGATGGATCTTCAATGTCTATAGGATAATATATATACCTCCTTCCTGCTCCTGATGTTGATTCTGTATTGTAGGTTATAAATGAATTTGGAGCAAGTGCAGTGCTGAAGTTATTTGCACGAATCTTCATGTATACACCCGCAGGTACATAGTCAATCTCATTACCTTCACTATCTATTGGTTTAGGATCTAAGAAGTTTCTTTCTTTAGCCTCCTTCTCTAATACTGTAACCCATGTACACTCATCCTTAGTTCCTTGTGTATCCTTCTTTACAATAAGCTCATCACCAACCTCAATCTTCTGAGAGTTCTGCCCCTCTAATAAGAAGTAGTCAGCACCTGACGTTGGGTCTCTGAAGAAGAAGTTTGTGTATATTATGTCATAGTCCTTCTTGTCAGGCTTGATGCAGAACTTATATCTTGTCGCCCAATATGGAGCAATCTGCGTTGTTGGTATAGTTACATCAATCGTGTTCTTAAACTCAGACGCACTACAAGGAACGTGTACGTTATTGTTTGGACTAACCAATGCAGTTGTGCTTCTGCCATACTCATCCATGTATATGATGCCAACCTCATACCCCCTGTTGCTATGTAAACTAGATGGTGTACCTACCTCTTGGTACTCTGCAGATACGTCAAGTATGCTGTAGTACTCATATGTCTCTTGAGTAATTGCAAGAGGGTCATCAACGAATAACATTGCAGGAAGTTGGAATCCAATTGTAGTAATACTTGGACTTCCAAGCACTCTTATTGGTGTATCTACCTGAAGCACACCACTCTTATATTTCTCTAAACTTGATAGTTGGTTTGGTATAGTACAGTTGAATATGTCTGTGAATGTAGCACCATTACAAGCGTTTGATACAGGCTCAATATTTCCTATAGTACCAACCTTACTCAAAAAGTCAGGGTCACTTGCTAGTGCATACACGCTACTAAAGTCTTGCTGAAGCCTATAAGTGAATGATATGATTTGGTCTGTAGTTGTGTCTGTTGGATATGGAGTATCTCCCGACCATTGTGCATGTTCAAACCTTATGGTTATATTAATCAGTGCACCTGCAACTAGATTCACTCCTGCGAAGTCAACGTATACTATTGAGTCAGTAACAGTCGTGGCTATATTATTGTCGATATAATAAGCTTGATTATCATCAAGAACATATGTCAGCTCTTCTAAACCTACATCCTCACTAGACAGTGTGGTTATGTACTCAAGCTTTACAAAGTCGTCATTCAAGTCTACTAGCTCATAGTCCTCCAAGTAGTTGCCATAGAACAATCGATTGCCCATAAGCGTCTGAGCCTGTGCAAGCCTAGGCACGTTATCATACAGCCTAAGTATCTCAGAATCAGGAAGTATTGTAAATATCTTACTGTTTGTAAATACATAGGTCTCATCCGAATTGTCAGTAAGACCTAGCTTAGACTTGTCAATCTCCTCGATAATCTTTATCACAGACGAGTTCATATCCTTAAACAACAACTCAACAGACTTAACCAAAGGTCCTCCTGTGTTGTATACAATCTCACACTGATTGGTTGTGTTCAACATACCATCATTCAGTGCTGTAGCAATGTTATAGTTAAATGTTCCCGGCAAAAATGTCGGCACTGTAAACTGAGACGTAGCCGAGTACTCTCCATCGGCATACTTATATCTGTATGCAAAGCATATGAACCTGTCCTCTAAAAAGTTTTCTTCAGATCCTGTAGTCAATGGGATTATTGTAGGCGAGTTTATAGGTGGCTTCTTGATGACAAGTATAGCCTCGTTTGTGAAACCATCTATCCCCGCAGATGGAAGGTCATATGTAGACTTTACGTTTATCTTCCTTGGCTGATTGTAATTATCCGTGAAGAACAACAAGTCCTCAATCTTATTTACTCCCGTAATTAAATACTTGTTGTTAAAGTTCAACGTAGTGTTTGTCCCTCCACCATCATTGACAGACACAACGTGGTATACTATCACACCCGTCTGTACATTTAATGAGACAATCAAGTCAAGCTTGTTGGTAGGTGACGCTGTAAAGTTTGGGTCATTAACAAACCAATATATTGTCTCATTTGCTCCATCTTCAAAAGCACCAATACAACGAGCATCATCGCTCAACTCATTGCCATCATAAGCTAATGTTGACAGCCTGCTGTTACCCTTTGAGTTCTCAATGACACCCACCTCAGAACCTTCGGTAGACCCCATCCTAACATTAAGTGCGTCAATGTACTCACCGTTTGGTACGATACGTTCATCGAGCGTCTTATTCATACGACCCAAAGTAAAATTTCTTGTCAAGTTTGCCATACTACTTAATCCACTTATCTTGTCCCCTTAGCGTCTGTAATAACCTTCCGGGATGTATATTGCTAATTCTTATCTTTGCGTTTCTTAATAATGCACCCTTCCTTCTCCTAACCCTATTCACAACATACTCCTGTATGTTTAGCTTTGAGCTTAGTATTGCATACTCAATGGCTGCATATATGTAGTCCTCAAAGAGTTTATTAACCGAAACCCTAGAGTCGTCTCCATTCTCCATTCCGTCAGACACATACTCAAGTATAACCAAGTTATCCTTTATGCTTGAGCTGAAGTTTATAACACCTGACTTCTTGTCAATAGTAAATGTTGGGTTAGCGTTTGCAGTCTCAGTATTAAGACCAAACCTAGCACCAATCTGAAAGTCAAAGTACCAACAGCCATCAACATTGTAGCCCGGCAGTCCGTTGAACTGTGGGTTGTTTTGGTCTAGGTACACACTCTTCTTAGTGCCTGTAATCCTGTCATAGTCTATGTTTGAGTACTCAGGCTTCAGTATGTTACCATCAATGTCAAATAGTATATTGCCTGAATTGTCCTGCAGGTAAGCGTTAGCCGTCTGCGTTTGGAAGTTCTCTGTAAGTGGGTATAGTACGCCATCCTTATACATAGAGATACGAACCCAATTCACATAGTCAGCAGGTAGCACATACCTAAGGTTCTCACTTACGTTTAACTCCAATACCTTAATCTCCTTGAACGCATCGTAGTTTAATTCCTGTATCGCACGCTTGGCGTGGAACAATACCTTAAACCGCTCCTCGTTATTGACAAGGTTGTGGTTTCCTGCATACATCAACATAAAGTTGTTGACTATGTCGTACAGTGAGACATACTGATATGAACCCCAATTAGCATCCTGAGGGCTGTTACCATTATTGTCATAATATTGATATTCTGATATATATGCCATTATAATTCTTCTTGGTTATTTTTTTGTTCTTCTGTCTGTCCAAAGTTGTATACGTCAGCCTCTCTTATTGAAACGCCTGCATACTGAAGTATCTTAACAACCAAGTCAGCCTCAGCATCCAACGGTAATTCAAAGTCTTGGTAGTCGGCATTTGACGCATCAAACGAAGGCTCACCATTAGTCAATGACATATACGTCCAATTAGGATCTTTCGGGTATCGTATATACTGAGACACCACCCTACCTACAAGATTTACAGTGTCAGGGTATATATCAATAGATGACCCTTCATGTGTGTACGCAGGAAATAAAATACTTGGGCTTATCAACATAGAATTGTTAAGCATAGTAATCTTACTGTGTGTAACCTTCTCAGCCTCATTAAACCTAGTACCCTTCTGATACACAGTATACGGTCTAGGGAACGAATCAAAGAAACTACCCGTAACTAAAAGAGTTGTGTCAGACACCACGTTTATTACTGTAACATACTGAACGCCTCCATTCTCAACGGCAACAATGTCACCCGGACTAACTGACGCTGTAAATGTAGCAGTCGAGTCAATCACCTCATTGCCACCAACGACAGAACCCGTTGTCGTTCCCGCAACTAAATAGTCTGCATATACCAACACCTTGTTAAGCATGTAGTAGTCGTCACCCGTAGTGGTCTCTGATGGCGTAAAGTATTTATTTAAAACCTGATTAACTAACCCCTTTGTCTCTGAGAATACATCGATAGCCTCCTCTACTGTCTTAGTAATGTCAGCATACCCTGTGCCTGACGACCTTGCATTCTCCTTGTTTATCTGATAGTTATATGAATAGAAGTAACTCTCAAACAAGTCTAACTGTGCCTGCTTTGCAAACAAGTTAAAGT